CTTCGACAATGGGTTTCCCATATCTACAATGACTCGGTTCACGTTTTCAAGATCCTCTCCCTTGAATTCTCTCATGTAGGGAGTATTCATTTTCCCTACTATCGTTGCGACTCTTGGAACCGTAGCGTATGCTTTAAGCATGGATATGATTGCCGTTCCGGAATCCTCTAATAGTTGAACATATCTTTGTTGGGTCAATTGAAGAAATTGAATTGCTTGTGATGCAACCAATGCCAAGGCCGCTCCTGACTTCAAACTTGCTTCCGGATTCCCTCTTACCACCGAATTGATACCTGAGATACTTTCCATTTCATTGACCAATTCTTTGTATCTATTGAATATCTCGACCGGTGTCGCTGTCAAATTCATCGGTTCTGGCTTGCCCATTTTGGGATCATAGCTTACAATGTTCAAACCTCCAGAGAGCTCTTCTACGTCCAAGTCACTGCCTTTCGGGACAAGAACATTTTGAACCCCGAATGCCTCTTGATTGGACTGAATGGTTGATGCCAGTCCATCCACGGCTTTTTGTAATGGTAGCATATCAAATGAAACGGAATACCCAAAAGGAGAAGCATAGATACTACCCGGATGCAAAGCAAAGATTGGAATCTCTGGGTATGGAAGATCCGAATCAAATAGAACTGTACTACCCTCGATGAATTCTGTATAACGTCCGTTGGGAACAGACTGAGTTTTCTCATGGTAGAATCTATACATCGGTATCATGTCGGAATCTGTTATACGATAAAAGTCATTAAAATCGTTGGTTATTGAACTACTATTTTGTTGTGCGTTAATTATATCGGTTTCATATTCTGGATACCTCTTTGCCAGTTCATATTTGTTCACATATTCTCTGAGTATCAACCAATTCCTATCCTCGAACTTTCTGAGATAAGGATGCCGTATGACGTCAATCCCAGAACATGACATGAACCGTATGTCACCTTCCCGAATAGGTTCGTTGTTCTGTCCTACTCCGTATTCCTGACCTAGTGCTATGTCCCAGTTACAAGCAAGATATCCTTCTCCCGACCATATAGCAAACTCGACCGCTTCCGCTACATATCTTTCTAGTCTCTTTTCTCGCATGTAGTAATCCAGGAGTCCTTGTGCAAGTTTAGTTTGTGCTTGGGAGGAGTAGTCATTGTTTACTGCCCTTGCGTCGAATGTCGGTCTTTGTGATACTGTAATTGAAAGGATAGCCTGAAGGATGGAACGATAGTGATTGACATACAGGAAAGAGAACTCTCCTACTTCTCCACCTCTTACCATGTCGCCTAAGTGCTGACCTGCCCGGAAGTATTGCCTGTAAGACTTCCTCCATAAGTCAAGCATTCCATTGATACGAACATACTCATAGAAGTCATCGACTCGTTTTTGTAGTTCACCACCTAACTCATTGATAGTTAGATTTGCAAAGTATTCCGCTTGTGGGTCTAGTTTTGTTTTAGTTAAAGCCATTTTATTTTTTCATTCCTTTTTTAAATTGTCTATTCAATGATTCATTTGAAATATGTATATTCCCATCTTTTATGTATATATCTTCTTCTTTAATTTCAGGCATTGCATTCCTTATCCATTGAATTACAAATTCTTCTTGTTGTTGTTGATTAAGATTTTTCAGTTTTTTTCTACTTAATTTCATAATCTTCTTCATATTCCTTTATTATAGATTCAATATCAGTTTCTATCCAGTTTACTAATTCACTAAATTCATTGTGTGAATAATTATTTAAAAATGTATGATACAATCTATCGTTAATGTATATCTTCCAATCTTCTTCATATTCACTTCCTATATTTAATTTAAGATCAAACTTATACTCTTTACCATTGAGATTAAATGTCTTACGCATTTCGCAAGGTAAGTACATTAATTCAATATCCCATCCACTTTTTGTTTTCTTTTTTTGTTCTGTCTCTTCCATTGTTTCCTCAACTATTCGGTTTTTCCGAACAGCTCTCTTTCGTATTGTTCTACTATTCTATTTATGTTATCATCTATATAATCCATTAGTTCTTGATATTGCTCAGCTTTATAATCTGGCATTAAATATACATCCATATATTTATCATTTATCATAAATGTCCATGGGTCATCCCATCTCCATCTAAGATATATATTATACTCTTTATTATTAATCGTAAATGTTTTGTATATCTGAGATGGGCACCATATCAAATCAATATCCCACCCGTTTTCTATTCTTCTTGGTTCATGGTATGGATATTCTTTTCTCATTTGTCCCCTCAACTATTCGGTTTTTCCGAAGAGTTCATTTTTTCTTTCATGTATTCTATTTCCATATTTAATAGTTTTGCTATGTTAGAATAATGTTTTTTTTGCATTACTAATTTAGCTTGTTTTACATGTTCTTCGTGTAATTTATCTATTTTATCCATTTTGTTATCTCCTAAACATCCTTTTTAAATTTGCTCTTTCTTGGTTCTCTCTGTGAAAATTGATGTGGTGTGTTGTTGGTATTGCAGTTCCATGAACAGGGATCGGATTGCTATTCTGATTTAGATTCCTTACCATATAGATTAAGGCTGCCAGTGCGTCATAATGCCCATACAAATCCGATACATCAAACTGGCTTCGTTGCTTGTTCCAAATTGCAGTTCTAAGACATCCTATGGTTTCCCTGCATTTCTCCGATACCCTGAGTCTTCCTTGTCCTACGAATACTCTCAATTCATTGACCATAGCTTGGAGAGTATCCTTACTAGTCGGAGCGAAATGGACTCCGTGCATGAGACTCATGTCCTGTAAGAGTATTACATTGTTATTGTCTGCAATACGCCTTGGTTCTGCCATTCCTCGAAATAATTCTTCTTCCTTGGCTCTTATCGTTCTGGCAATCAAGTCGGTTGTCGTATCCTGTCCGGTAAAGATGCACTCATCTAATACCTGCAAGGAAGACTTTCGAAAGTCGTAGTATCCGAAAATGACAGCCGTCTTATGTCGTCCTCCAATATCCATTGCTATGTAGTTATGGTAGTACATTCTCCAGGAATCTAGTTCCAAATCCCCGACATACTCATTACTCCATTCCGGGATAACAACTATCTGTTCATCAACAACAAATTCACACAAATACTCTCTCTTCCATGTCGTCGAGTTTATTCCACCTGCTTCATTGCAATACTCTTCGATTGTTTCGGGAGAAAGAGAACTATTGTCATACACCGTAAATTTTGAATAGTAATCCGATTGAACTGCTTCCATGCAAAGTCTCTGAAAGTAATGTGCCGGTGTTCGTGGAGGAGTCGAGGAAATAATCGTTCTTCCTCCAGTAGTCAATGTCTGTGGCATAAGAATATCTTTCAGAACGTATTCAAGATCATCTATAAATCCCGCTTCATCAATTAGATTCAAGTCTGATTCGTGCCCTCTTAGGTTTTCCGCATTACCATTGTCACATCCTGCAATATGTATTTCAGAACCATTATGAAACACATATTTGTTGTCTTGGCTTTTGAAATCTGGTTTGATATTGTCGGGACAATCCTGGAGAATCTTAACCATGATAGGCTGTATAATTTCTTTCAATTGTTTTTGTGTAGGAGCCGCAAAGCGAATGTGAGAATATTTGTTTTTAAGTGCATGTTCAATAGCTATCAAACACAGGATGAATGACTTTCCAAATCTACGAGAACAGTTTACGACGTGCTTTTTGTTTTGCCCCTTGACTATTTGGTGATACAATTCTACTTGATGATCTTTTAGTTTGTAGTATAGGTCGCCCTCTTGCCATCCCTCAGCAATAAGAAAATGTCCATACTGTACTACTTTTTCTCTTTCGGCAATCATCCGTTGTTAGTATCCATTTCTTCTCTGAGTCTTTTGAGAATGTTTCTTCTTTCTTCCGGTGTAAGTTTTTCCCCCGAGAAGTTCATCTTTTCCCCCCGACTCGTAACGTCTATCGATTCCAATGGCTTTCCTAAGACTCTATCCCATAGTTTAGAAATGTGGTCAACTTCGCCACTATTTGCAAAGTTCGAAAGTGTCTGCTTGACTCCCATCTCTACTAAATTATCAGGCTGTACTTTAGTAATCTCTTGTATGTCAGCAAATGCAAATTTATGATACGATTCAATAAGTTGTTGCGTGGAAGCCTCTTTCATTGCTCGAACTTCTTCTGGTAATTTTGGTCTTCCGTTTGGATTTAATACTTGTCCTTTTTGAATTGGTTTTAAATTCTTTATCCCTGAATTTGCCTTTTTTGCTCCTCTTTTAGTAATGGATTTCATTTTTCAAATCCTCACATAATTGTATTATATTATTACACCAATTTCTAAATATAATATTTGTTGTTTTGAAAGAATTACCAAAGTGATATAAATTGGCAAGATTGTAATATGTTCCATCATTCAATTTTCTTCCCCAAAAATTATATTTTGGCTTATTCATATATCTTACAAATCTATGTTCATAATATTTTTTCTTATGATTTATTTCTTCTTGCATGTCTTCAATATAAGACCCAATGTTTTCTATTTTCTCCTTTGTGGTTTGTGGATCAAAAGTAAACTTATATTTAATCTCATGGATAAAAGATGGAAATTCGTTTTCTATCATTTTGTTATCTTGCTCACCGGCTTGTTTGCCCACATGCGACAGCTCCAATACTTAGGAGTCGTCTTATCCTTTGCATCACTGCAATTATGCCTTGCTCGAAATGATTCCCGTCTCTCTGAACTGTCTCTCTTAATTTCCATGTTAGGATCACCGAACGTGACTTTAATAATTCTTCCTGATTTGCTTTTGACATACACCCCAAACTTCTTGGAAGAACCTGCTGGAAGTCTGAATGGTTTATTTAATACCTCTTTCACGGATAACCTCCTCTTGTTGTTTTAATTTAAGTTTTATATATTTTAACATTTCATTTATTGACCTAAACGGATTAATACAATAAGCATAATTTATTGATTTTATTCCGTCAGTATATACTGCATTGATTTCATGGTTAAGATATTCCGTATTTGATGTATTAGTTCCTATAATTAATATCTTATTTATTTTACCTTTATACGGTATGCCTTCATGAATAAAATAACATTCGTCTCCTATATTCCATTTTGTTATCTTATCCATCTTTTCTCCTCATACTGATTGAAAGTCTAATCGTGCTTAACTGGTCTTCCAAAGATTTAATCTTTTCCGCCAACACGACAAGTTCATCTTTGTTTTCGCTTGCTCCAACTACTGGCTCATTCTTTTTCTTTAAATAAATTATTGTTCCGAGAATTTCGGTTGTGATGACTACGATGGCAATTGAAAGTGAAATCATTTTTGACCTCTTGTTCCATAATACATATATTTATAATTTGTCAACTATTTTTTCTATTCTCATGTATTTCCATAATATGTTTAACAAGATTCGCACTATACCCAACACAAGCGTATTGTTTAAGACCCACTTTAAGAAAGTGGTCGGTAGTTAATCGGTAAAGAGTATATCCTGCCATTGTGATTGTGTTATATTTTTCTATGTCCACCTTGAATCCTATCCCTCTTTGATGCCTTCCATTAATCCATTGACCGCCTTCTATCTCGATGATGACATTGTATTCCGGGAGGAAGAAATCCACTTTGTATTTCCTATCCTTAATCGGCTTAAATTGTCTTACGAATTTGACATTATTAAAAGCGAGATACTGAGCGAATGGAAGTTCAAGCATGTCATTGTTTTTGACGTTGCTTAGTTTTTTAATTGGTGTTCTATGAGAGAGTTTCATTTAACTTATCCCTCAGTATTCTGCAATGATTTTCCAAATTTTCAGCTTTCCAATAAATACAATTATAATTAAATTTATTATCATATTTTTTAGTCCAATATATTTCTGTTTCTAACGCAGTCAAAAATTCGTCTATATATAATATAGATTGTATAATGTAGTCATCTATTATGGTCATTCCATGTCTCCATTGTCTATCGTTTTACCATATACCCAAGCTTCTAAGGTGTATGTAAATTTGCCTGTCAGTCTTACTAGTTCTAGCATCTGTCCGACTACTTCTCTGGTTTCCTGTTGAGCATCGGGTTTTAGTCGCAAGTCAAACAAATTCAAATATGCCGCAAGACTTCCCGTCCATATAAATGTAGTATAGAGAGAAAGTGGAAGCATCATTCTTGCCTGTTCTTTTGCTATCCCCTCGTCAATAAATTTATTATATAAATGCCTTATTTGAGTAATTAATCCAGCATACTCAATTCTATATTTTTCATTAATATAATAATCTATTTTCTCATCACTAGACCCCTGTTTAGAATCTTTACTCTGTAGCCTAAATTCGTTAGGCGTATAATACTCATCGCTGAAATCCACATATCTCCCAGAAATGCTATTTGCAGTAAAGCCTACTTGATGCTTAAACAATTGCCTCTCTACGAATATCGGGACATGCAATCTAAATTGTAATTGAGGATGCCTGAAAGGAGAAGTATGCCCATGCTCTTTTAAGTATTTCAAAAGCTTTGCATCACTTTGGTCAAATCGAGATTTATGTTTTCCGTATGAAACCCTTGCGGCATTGACTATCATAAGGTCATCTCCGAATACATAAAGTAATTCGGCTTTCAAAATATCGGCTCTCCATCCGGGACATCATTGTAAGATACTTGTGTTTCATATCCAATAGATGGATCATCATCTTGATTGCGACTCGGTATAACAAGTATTGATTGCACATTAACTACATGCTTACTTCTCTTATTGCCGTTATTGTCATCCCATGTTTCCTGTTCTAGTCTACCCTGGACGACTACCATGTCTCCCTTTTTTAGCTTGCTTGCTCGCTCGGATACTTTGTTCCATCCTTTACAATCAAAGTAGTTTGCTACATCTTGCCCTTTTAATTTTCTGTTTTGTGCAATACTAAATGTTGCAAGATTGCTTTCGGATCCGAAAGATTTATTGATTGGGTCTCTGGTAAGTCTACCGATTAATTGTATATAGTTCCACATATTAATACCATTCTTCGTCGAAATTGTTATACACTACTATAATGGTTATTATTACAGATACCGCTGAAGCTACCGTAAAACATTTTATTAATAAATCCATATTCATTTTTCTTCTCTCTCCTCCATCATTGCTATTCTCAATTTTTCATCTTCTAATTCTCTTTTTAATGCTTTAGACCATGCAGTATACTCATCATATATATTGTATTTACTTACAAAAGTTAAATGTCTGGCTATGATTTCTATTTGTTCCATGTCGGTTAATTTTTTTTTGTAAATCTCAACAAATACTTTTTTGTAGTATTCTTTATCAACTTTATTAAATAATTTATCTGACATACAATAGTGCCAATCCGGATGCAACAAAACATCCTGTTAATAGTCCTATGATAGCATACACTACATATAGTCCTGTTTCTTCGTTATTAATATGTTTCAAAACTTTCTCCTTATTCATATGTTCCCCCAGTTATCCCTCTGTAATTATCGTTAATATATTTAATTGCATTTTCAGAATTAAAATGAATAAAATGCTTACACATAGAAATCCTATGATGCATCACAGGCTTAAATTCAACCCAGGTGTCAAATTGTGCGTTTCCCTCCAATTTGTATCTCATGCAAAATTTATTACTTTTACACCTGTCGTTTGCACATAGAGCTAAACGATTTTTTTTTGCTGTTATTTGTTCCATAAGTTTAAGTTAGCCGGGGAACATCCCCGGCCGAGACAAGAAAGCGGTTTCTCCTTTTTAAATTTGTTGAATCATTTATTATGTCTTATTAATAAATTGCAATTATTTTTTTTAATCCGATAAAATATTTTTTACGATTATTGTTAGGTATCGGGAAATTGAAATGTTTGATTAGTATATAGTTTTTTTTCAACAGTTACTATCGTATCGTTTTTGCTGCCACCATGTGGGACTAAAAGAATTTCTAAAAATTCAAATCCACGATTTTTTCCAATCCCATTAGAACTCCACCCAAAAGAAATAGCAATTCCATCATGTTTCAAAATTCTTGCTATTTGATTTTTAATTTCCCCCCAATACCCCATATTAGATACATTTGTTTCCAATTTTTCTTTACCATAACTTTTGTAGCATTGTGCTGCCTGAGTGATTGAATAAGGAGGATCATACAAAACACCATCCACAGAATTATCATTAAATGTTTTAAAAAATTCCAATGCATCTAAATGATAATCGGTATCATATTCTGGGTTGAGATCATTTGTTATTGATGCAACATTGCTTTCGTTCGCAAAAGCATCGATCCATATTTTATCTTTGGACACATATCTAGACAGCAATTCCTTTATAGGAAGTATAATAAAAGTGTTTTTGTTAGGCATTGCCCATATACGATTTATTTTCATAAAATATTTTCCATCGATCTTCTACGTTCATCAATCAATAGTCGGTATTCAAGGTTTTCCTGCTCGGTCAACCCGCTTCGTGCCTTGTCCATGAGTTCGGCCAGCCTAGCCTTTTTTTCCTCATCCAATCCCTGGATCGCTACAGGTCTATTTTGAACATGTTCTATTTTACTACTTTCAGCAAATTTTTGGGATAGGTTTTTTTCCTCCTTGGGAGCGTCGGTTTTGTCTGCCAGGGATTTGTAGTAGGCATCGTTTTCCTGATTATGTCTCTCCCTCTCCGCTATCTTATGTCTCTCCTCCCTCTCCCGACGCCGTATAAACGATTCTATGAGGTTATAAGGGGCATCCACGTCGGTTGAGTGATTGCTTAATGCCCACGAAATTGATCCTGCCTGTAATTCCAATTTTTGGAAAATGGGAAGCTGGGTCCTGTCGATCCAGTTTTCCCACTCTCTCCAGTGGGCTTTGAGATAGTGTAGCTTTTCCAATCTTTGGATTTTGTAGATGAACTCGAGAGAATATTTGTGCTTTTCAATCTGAGACTCATCTGTCCCGGGAACTACTTGAATTCCCCTTGAGTGTAAGTATTTATATATATTCTCCTTAATCTTAGAATTGCTATAACTTCCAATTCCGAGTGTGTTTCCCGTTAATTCGGTTTCTCTCGTTATTATGATAGCTTGACTTTGTTCACTCGCTTTTTCTTCTTCACTCTTTTTTTCTTTTTTGTTATTCTTTAGATTGGTATTCTTATTATTGCATACCCCCAAAACCGATTGGTCGGTTTTAGCCGATTCGGTCGTTTTGTGGGTATCGGTAAATTTATTTCCGAACATGTTCAATATATACTTCCATCTTCCTTTGTCGCCTGCTTCTCTGGTTATTTGCAGGTATCCATTTTTCTTGAGTTCATCCAGTCCTGACTTTATAGATCTCTCTCCGTCGGAAGAGTGTCTAATAAGTGTTTCGGATGTTATTGTAAATTTATCCTGATCATGACTTAAGAGATGGCATAGGATTCCCTTTGCTTTATAAGATATGTTTGGGTCACTAAGCATGGTATTAGATACTTGTGTAAATCCCTGCCGGTTTTTTATTTCTACGTTTCTGGTTTTCATGTAAATAATTTTCCTTGTGCTAAATGTTTTGTCAGTCTATCCATAGATAGATTATAATAGTCGGTATCAAGCTCGCAAC